CTGGGCGCTCTCCAGCAGAGCATCCCGCCGGACCAACTGGTTGACTACGTTCGATTCGAGGCAGTGGCCGCTGATATGGCGACCGCCCTCAACCTACCCAAAGACCAATACCTCCGAACTCCTGAGGAACTCGCGGCGATCATGCAGCAGCGTCAGCAGCAGCAAGCCGTCGAGTCGCTCGGCCCGGAAATGCTCCGTCAAGGAGCCCAGCAACAACCGCCCCAATGAGTACACAACCTGAACCCCAGCCCGTAGACGTTACCCCCTCTCCCGCCCCGGCCCCGGTGGACTCCCTGGAGATCCCCGCAGCCCCGGAAGCTCAGCCCGCAACGGCCGAGGATGTCGCCCGCCTTCAGAGCGAGCTGACCGAGATGCGTAGGCGTGACACGGCCCGGCAGGTCACTGAGACCCTGGGTGGTGACAGCGTGGTCCGTGACGCGATGTCGTGGGCTCAACAGAACATGACGCAGACGCAGCTCGACGCGATCAACGCTGATATGTCCCGGGCCTCCGTGGACGGGCAGACTGCGATCATGCGCGGTATCATCGAACAGTCCGGCGTGGCAGCAACCGCCTTCGCCTCTGGTACATCCGCGCCCTCCGGCACGGTCCCCTTCGCCTCGCATGAGGCTATGCTTACAGCGCAGCGGGACCCGCAGTACAGCACCGACCCCGCCTACCGCGCTGACTTCATGCGCCGCCTTGCGGCCTCCAACCTATGAAATTCCTCCCCTTCCTCCTCCTACTTCTCCCGCTCTTCGGCTGTGGCTCCCTGAGCGCCTTCGGCGACAAGGCTGAAGCCATTCAAGAGGAGACGACTGTTCTCCTTGAAGGCGTGGACGAGGAGTACACCGCTGGCACACTCACCGCAGAGGAGCGCGACGAACTCATCCGCGCCATCCTCGTCGAGTCCAAGGAGCGGTTGGATGCCGCTGCCCGTGAGACCGGCGACGACATTCTCCTTACCGGCAACGCCGTACTTGATATGCTGCTGCTCGTCCTCTTCGGAGGCGCAAGCGGTGGCGGTATGCTGGCCCTGACCCGTAAGATTCGCGGCCCGCGCGAAGCCTAAATCCCGAAAGGGTGGCCCTAGCCCTGCTGGGGTCTTCCTATAACCCCCCGGAAGTCTGTAAGCCCCACGTGGCATGACGCCGGGGGGTTGGCCGTGTAGAGTACGAAGCAGCGACCCGCCCAAGGGCGGATAAGTCGAGGACGCGGACGCTCATAATGGCAACCCACCTTCCTGTTCACTACACAACTACTTAGAGAGATACCACTATGGCCGCACCCACTGTTGACGTTGTCACGCAGCCCGGAGTTAGACAACTCCAGGGCAACGAAGACCAACTCTACCTCACGATGTTCTCGGGGGAAGTCCTCAATGTCTTCCGCGACAAGAACCTCATGATGCAGAAGTCCCGCGTGATGAACGTCGGACCCGGCAAAGACTTCCAATTCCCGAAGATTGGTCAGGCGGACACCGCCTACCACGTCAAAGGTCAGTCCATCCTTGACGGAACGGCTTACCTTAGCGACATCGAGCACACGGACACCGTCATCCCGGTTGACAAGATCCTCCTGTCCTCGATCTTCGTGGACAACTGGGATGATATCGTCAAGCACTACGAGACTCGCTCGGAGTACGCCACCCAGCTTGGTGCCGCTCTGGCGCGCAAGATGGATAAGCAGCTCTTCGCGCTTGCCGCGAACCACGCGCTTTCCGATGTCGGCTCGGACTTCGACTCGGCCATCAACGCCGACAAGACCAACTCCCAGAAGATCGACAAGCTGAACGTAAACGAGACCACCACCCTCGGTATGCAAGCCCTGGAGGACTCGATGGTCGAGGCCGCAGCCGGCTTCGCCGCACGCGATGTGCCGATGGATGACGTTTGCTTCTTCATTCGCCCGGACCAGTACTACGCCCTCCAGAAGTACGGCGCTCTCCTCAACACCGACTTCGGCAACGCCGGGAACGGTTCGCAGGCGAACGGCGCGATCTTCAAGGGCTACGGCTTCAACATCGAGTGGACGAACCACCTCCCGCAGGGCGCTGTTGTGCCCGGCACCGGTGAGTCTTCCGCTTACGCGACCGGGCGGGGTATCACCGCCCTCGCGATGGAGCGTGGAGCCGTCGGCACCGTCATGCGTCAAGGCGTCCAAACGGAAACTGACTACCAGGTCGAGCGTCAAGGCACTCTGCTTGTCTCCAAGATCGTCTGCGGCCACGGGGTTCTTCGCCCTGAGTGCCTCGCCACGATCTACGACTCCAACGTCGCCCAGGCCTGATCCAACCACTTAGAGCAACTGCTCAGGCGGCACTCCGAATTCTCGGGGTGCCGCCCCCTTTTACCCCTTCAATGACATGACCTTCGACCAACTCGCCGCTGTCAACCGCATCCTTGCGGCCCAGGGTCTACCCCCGGTGAACACCATTGACGGGGACACCTCAAAGAACACGCAGATCGCGCTGTCGATGCTGCGACAGGCCTCTACCGACATCCAGTCTGAGGGCTGGGCGTTCAATACGGAATACGAGTATCCGCTCTCCGTGGACGCCGCTACGGGCTTCATCAACATCCCCGAGAACATCACCCGGTGGTTCTCCGACGTAGAGCCCTGGCTGATCCAGCGAGGCTCCCGCCTGTACGATCGTCGGGACAAGACATACATCTTCACCTCTGCCGTAAACGGGACCGCCCAGTTTGAGCTGGGGTGGGATGAACTCCCCCTCGAAGCCAAGACCTGCATTGCAGCACGTGCGGCGCGCATCACATACGAGCAGTACGTGGGCGCCGACGAGACCCGCCAGAACCTCTACATGGAGGAGAAGAACGCGACGATGGTGCTGGACCAGCGCGAGGCCGACACAGGCCACGCCTCCATGCTCAATGACGCGACCCTGCCCTACCTGAAGGGCTCCTCATACGTCCCCGGAAGCCCCCGCTACCCTAACATCTGATGACATCACGCCAGTCCATCCCAGCCTTCTTGGGCGGAATCTCGCAGCAGTCCCGCGCCATCCGATCCACGAATCTGGTGGACGACTGTGTGAACATTGAGCACCTCCCCAGCGAGGGTGCCACCAAGCGTTACCCCACGGAGCACGTTGAGACCCTTGAGGAGTTCACGGGGGGTTTCATCCCCGCTCTCTCCCAGAGCCAGACCCATGTGGTCCCTATGAGCCGAGACGAGGGTGACTTCATTGTCGTCGTCGATGGCTCCCTTGCGGACGCCCAGAACTCTGTGCGGGTCTACGACTCCGCCGGGGTCGCCCAAGACCTCACTGAGGTCGGCGATGCCTTCGGGTACGTCCGAGGTGCGGACCACGCGGACCTCACGTTCCAGCAGGTCGCGGACACCCTCTACGTTGTCAACAAGAACATCTCGGTGGACAGCGCCCCCGGCAAGGACTATGCGCCCTGGCGACAGCAGGGGGACGCTGGAGTCTTCGTCAAGAGCACGGCCTACGACCACACCTACTCCTTGACCGTGGGCGCCACGACGGTCTCTGTGACCACCCAGGCGACCCCGAACACTTTGGGGGGACTTGGGTACTCTAGCAACGTGACCAACGCCTCCGCGCAGCCCTACAAGCTCACGGCTGGACAGGCTGCGGGTACGGACCCGATCTTTGTCGCTGACTTGCAGACAACCGCCAGGTCGAACTCCCTTGCGGACTTCGACTGCCGGAAGATCGACCCCTCCCGCATCACTTTCGGCACCTCCTCCCCGGGCGTCGGCGCCTTCGCCTTCGCGGCTGTCACTGACCCCATATCGGGCCAGCCCACTGCCGGGACCTGGAACACGAACTTCGCATCCGGTGTCGGTATCGACCCGTTCGACGTTGCGGCATTTGACCCGGACTTCCAGGCCCTCTACCTCGACCCCGCCGAGGGTCATGTGGCGGATGACTGGATCGCCGTGTCTCGCCTGACGCTCACCAACGAGTCTGAGATCCGCCCCGAGTACGTTGCCCGTCAACTGGCGAAAGCTCTGGTAGTCGCGGAGCCTACGATTGTCGTCGAGGCTTCCTACATGACAGAGGAGACCTCTGAGGCGGTAGAGTCCTCCTCGTTCTTCCTGACGACGGGTGCCGGAGCTACCGGCGTGCCTCGCCTGACTGTGGAGGACAACGGTGGCAACCCTGTCGAGGACTACGCCTACCTGTGGGTGGACGAGATTGAGGACATCACTCACCTTCCCGTCTTCTTCAAGCAGGGCGCAGTGGTGCGCGTCACCGGGGGCCTTGGGAGCTCTACGGAGGACGACTACTTCGTCCAATTCGCTACCGAGCAGTGGGCCAGTGAGACCGACTCCGACGAGAGCGAGTTCTACGCCGTGGCCTACTCCGACCTCTTCGGTCGAGGGTTCTGGCGGGAGACCGCAGCGCCCGGTCAGACTACCGGCGGCTTCGTGGACTCCACGATGCCCCACAGGCTCCAGCGAGCCTCAGACGGCACCTGGTCCTTCCAGGCAGTCACCTGGGGTCAGCGGCCTGCTGGTGACAACCTGACGAACCCCGAGCCCTCCTTCTCGGGCGGCAGGATCTTCGATGTCTTCTATCACGAGGACCGCCTCGGGTTCCTGTCAGGGTCGCACTTGGTCATGTCCGAGTCGGGCGAGATCGAGAACTTCTG